GACGGAACATATATCGATGTTATATCAAAATTACCAAAAACATTTAATATCCACATAAACTTTAATAACATAGTGTAAATATAAATGTGAGTAGTATTATCACAAGAATTATAATTTATTAATGTGTTAGATTGAAAATACAAAGGAATAATATGTATAATAATATTACATAAAAAATATTCTAACTTTATTAATGTTTGGTTTGAAAAAGTGTCATTGAAAGTATACTTCAATAAAAATGGCGTAGTATCAATTGTTAAAAATAAAATCCGTTTATCATATAATAAAAAACCATGAAATAAAAGCACAACTTGTAATGAATTATGTGCTATAAATTTTGATATTAATATATTATGGATATTAAAACAATTATTTAATACATAATTTACTAATATCATTAATAAGTTCCAATTTGTATATTGATTAAATTTTCTTCTTATTAAATCAGACTTTATCATAATTAAACAATGTTTGTTAAAATACATAATCGTAAATATTAGAAATAAAAACATTTCAAATTGTTGCTGATTATTATTATATATAATTATTTCACTCATAATATAATATATATATATATTTTTATCAATATCTTTATATAATATTTTATTGGTCGAGAGGCGTTGATGTTATTGACATCCCGCAATATTCAACACTATTAGTTTTAAAGTCTTGTTTAACATATATACCTATATTTATAGATTCTTCAAGTATCCATCTAAAGTTATCCCAGAATTCTTCAGTATGTCCTATAGAAACTGTAGCTAAATGTGCAAACTCATGCAATACAACAAATAACATAGTGTTAATATCGACTAATTTATCATTATTTCTTAAACATAATATAATTTGTTCCCCCTTATTTACAGAATAACTCGTATAACCAGGGGTATCAATACCTTCCTTTAGTCTATCTGGTCTAAAGTTTTTTTTCAACATTTCAATTCTAATATCATTTGAACTGAATGACTTCTGTAAATGTTCCATAAGAATAACCAATTTTTGTCTTATTTTTGCTATTAAGTCTGCTGCTTCTGCAGAATCATCTCTTATTTGCACAGTATATTCTTCATTGTCAATTTTACTTTTTACTTTTATTAAACCATTTTCTGAATAATAATTATAAACATAATATACCCCAAATATAGATATAAATATTATTATTAATCCTTCTATTCCTATATCCATTACTCTATCAATTATAATAATTTTAAAAATTGATTATTATGTTTTATTATTTAAAAAAACACTCATTATAAACAATTATAATGGAATTTCCCCGCATCCAACATGAACCTATTATCCCAAATAAAGATATTTTAGAATTTCAAATAACGGATATTTATGTTCCTGAGAGTGATAGATATAAAGAGAAAGACCCTGATGAATTGTATTCAATCATTATTTATGGAACATGTGAAAACAGTGCAACTGTTTGCGTTACAGTTAATAAATTCACCCCATTCTTTTATATTAAACCGCCCGAAACATGGGAAAAATTAAGTGATTCTTCATTTAACGCAAAGGTCGATGCTTTTAAGGATAATATTATGAATAGTAAATATATTGCAAAATATTTAAATAATTCTTATGAAAAGAAAATTATTCCTAAAAATTTAGAATCACATTTAAAGGATATTACGATAGTAAAAAAGAAAGACTTTTGGGGATTTACAAATAATAAAATATTTCGTTTTATTAAAGTTTCTGTTAAGTCTTTGAAGTTATTCAATAATCTTAAATATTATTTTAAAACTCTCGAAAAAGAAGACTTTAAATTATACGAAAGTAATATTGACCCATTTCTTAAATATATTCATAATCAAAATATCAAACCTTGTAGTTGGGTTCGTATTTCAAAATTTAAAATTGGTGATGATATCAGTAGATGCGATTATAATATTATAGTTAATCATACCGATATATTACCAATTGATGTTAATAAAATAGCACCAATTTTAATAACATCTTTTGATATTGAATGTACGAGTAGTCACGGAGACTTTCCTATCGCGAAGAAAAATTATAGTAAAGTTGCCCAAGACCTTGCTTTAGTTGCCAAAGCTGGATATGAATATACAAGTGATTTTATTATTTATTGGATACAGAATATATATACAGACGAAGTTATTATAGATGAATCAATTGATTTGAAAATAAATAAAGTTTTTACAAAATATAAATTAAAAGAAAATTATATTTCGTCAATCCCTAAATTATTAAAACCTATTATGAGCGAAATAATTAGTATATTAGATAAAATATCATCTTCCGTCAATAAAGACCTTGTTGATAATAACGAAGATGATGATGAAATTAATATGACTGTTGGTGAATTAAATATTGAAGAATCGCGATTGGCTAAAATGTTAGATAAAGCATTGATACAACTTGAGGGCGATAAAATTATTCAAATTGGAACAACAGTTCATGTTTATGGTTCGGATAAGATAATATATAAAAATATTATTACTCTTAATTCTTGTGATTTAATTGAAGATTGCGATGTCGTAGCGTGTAAAACAGAAAAAGAATTATTATTTAAATGGAAAGAACTTATGAATAATCTAAACTCTGAAATTGTTACAGGATATAATATATTTGGTTTTGATATGATATATATATGGGAACGTAGCGAAGAAATAGGTATTATCGACGACTTTAAAATAGGTCTGGGCAGATTAATAACGCGTAAATGTGCTCTTGTTGAACAAAAACTATCATCTTCTGCTCTTGGAGAAAATATACTTAAATATATTGATATGGATGGTGTTGTACTTATAGATCTTTTGAAAGTTATGCAAAGAGAACAAAAGCTGGATAGTTATAAACTTGACAATGTAGCATCGATATTTTTAGGAGATAAGAAAAATGATATTAAGCCACAAGAAATATTTGACAAGTTTAAAGGAACCAGTAAAGACCGTTGTGATATTGCCAAATATTGTATTCAAGATTGTGTTCTTATTAATAGATTGATCCATAAGTTAAAAATCATAGAAAATAATATTGGTATGGGAAATGTATGTCTTGTTCCTCTTAATTTTCTATTCCGTAGAGGACAAGGTATCAAAATATTTTCATTGATTGCAAAACAATGTATGGATAATGGTTCTCTAATTCCAACTATCAAATCTTATAGAGATGATGCGGTAGAATTAGATGATGGTTATGAAGGTGCTGTTGTATTAGAGCCTAAAGAAGCTATTTATCTAAATGAACCTATTGTCGTATTTGATTATGGCTCTCTATATCCATCTTCGATGATTTCTTGTAATTTATCACACGATTGTTATTTGATTGACGAAAAATATAGAGTTGAAGACCCTAATATTGAATATAAAAATATTTCATATGACCTATACGAAGGAGTTGGAGATAAAAAGAAAAAGGTTGGTGAAAAAGATTGTACTTTTATCCAATATAAAGATGGTAGTAAAGGTATAATTGCAAATATTTTAGATATGCTTCTTACAGAGCGTAAAAATACGCGTAAAAAGATAGAATATCAGACAATTATTGAAAAAAATGGAAATGTTGTTTATGGAATTTGCAAAGATTGTGATAATACATATGAAATATTAAATATAGATACAAATGAGATAAATATTATAAAAAAAGAAGATGTAGAAACTATTAAAGATACGTATAATACTTTTGAAAAAGATGTTTTTGATGCTCTACAGCAAGCGTATAAAGTAACAGCAAATTCGTTATATGGTCAAATAGGGGCGAGAACATCTTCTATATATCTTAAAGAAATAGCAGCATGTACTACGGCAACTGGGAGAGAAATGATTATGTTGGCGAAAAAGTTTGTTGAAGAAAAGTACAACGCTGATGTTATTTATGGCGACACAGATTCTATTTTCTGTAAGTTTCCTCTTAAAGACGAAGAAGGTAATGAGGTTCAAGGAAAAGATGCTTTACCATTTGCTATAAAAATGGGGAAAGAAGTAGAAAAAAGTATAGCAAAAATTATGCCACATCCTCAAAAACTCAATTATGAAAAGTCATTATATCCTTTCATTTTATTGAGTAAAAAAAGATATGTTGGTAATCTTTATGAAACTGATGTTAATAAATATAAACAAAAGTCTATGGGGATTGTTCTAAAACGCAGAGATAATGCACAGATTGTAAAAAAAATATATGGTGGTGTTATTGATATCATATTAGAAAAACAAGATTTGCAATTGTCTATCGAGTTCTTAAAAGAAGAATTATCCGATCTTGTAGAAGGTAAATCATCAATCGATGAATTGGTGATTACAAAAAGCATAAGAGCTTCGTATAAAGATCCTTCAAAAATTGCTCATAAGGTTCTTGCTGATAGAATTGGTTCTCGCGACCCTGGTAATAGACCTGTTGTAAATGAGAGAATACCATTTGTATATATTAAAACAAATAATCCACATTCTCTTCAAGGTGATAGAATTGAGAATCCAGAATATATTAAAACAAATAATCTAACTCCTGATTATCTTCATTATATTACAAATCAAATTATGAAACCAATTATACAATTATATGCTCTGTGTTTGGATCAATTGCCTGGATATGGTAAAGACCACAAATATTGGGATGAAATTCAAAAAAATCTATTGACAAAACCGATGTATCAAGATGATAAAAGAAGAAAAAATAGATTAGAAAGTCTTAAATCATTAATGGTAAAAGAGTTATTATTTAGTGAGTTTATTAATAAACTTGATGAACCTAAAACAGTTAAAAAAGCAAAGAAAGCAATTTTACAAAAAGAAGAAAATATAAATGAAATAACAGAACCTGTTATAACAAATATTATTGAAAAAAAGAAAGCGAAAAAGTCTAAAGTAGTTGTACCTGAAGGTGTAATGATAGCAGATATTAAAATAGTAAAAAATAGTAAAACTGGGAAAATAGTAAGCGATGCATATATATCGGATGGGCAATATATTGTATGGACTTATCATAATGATAGTTGTAATGATAAATATAGCGAAATTATTAAGATAATTGCAGACATATTAGAACATAATAATGAAAAAATATATAAAATTTCAATCAATTATAAATTGTTTGTTAAAGATTATTATGAAGCAATAACATATTATAATGAATTGACTAAAAATCCTAATATCAATACACTTGAAAATATATTTGAAACGCAAAATATAGGACATTTAAAAATTGTAAATAAGGTTCGTACCTTTTCGAAAATCATTCTTAATCATAAAATGTTTTCATGTGTTTAATAAAAACTTTATAATATAACCTGCTTTTTCTTTACCAATACCTTCAATTTTACATAAATCTTTTATTTGATTTTCGGAATTGCTAATATTATTAATAAGATATATCATATTTGGATATGTTTTTGAAATATTATTAGCAATTATATTAGAAATATGCGGTATCTGTGATAATTGCATTATATAACAAGTATGTGGGTCAATGTTTTCTATTTTTTTTCTCTTTAGTTTTATACAATCGGAATACTGTGTTTCCGAAGTATAATTTTCGCATATAAACTTTTTAGGATTATCAATAATTTTAACACATAGTGATAATAATAATGTAGCAGTTTCGTCTGTGTTTTTTGTAAATAAAATACGTACATTGTCGCGAAATAATGTGTGAAAATAAGCACCTTGTATCATAGCTTTATTTTTAGTATATATTTTTGAAGATAATATATCATCTCCTTCGATAATATAAGATATGTTTTTTTGAATAGTTGATGATAACATTCTCGCTTTTTGTTCTTTATATCTACCGTCTTGAATAGATGATTGAAGATCCTGAACCGTTTTTCTTTCAAAAATATAATATATATCATTAAACTTAATGTGAATATCCCCCAAATCAATATTTTCTTTTACAACCTCTATTTTTTCTTTATATATATCTAAATCTCTTTCAATTATTTCATTATATAATACTGTTTCTCTTGCATCAATAATAATAGTAAGTATTGATGACATAATTTTATATAAATATTAATATCTATTTATATAAAAATTGATATATATATATTTTAACAATTAATTATCAATGGATTATTCTACGCCACCGCAATATTTTCTTTGTCCTATTACGAGCAATATCATGAATGTTCCTCTTATAGATAATGAAGGAAACTCATACGAACAAGCAGCTATTGAAAAATGGTTAGAAACAAGTAGTACGTCACCTATTACACGCAATTGTTTATTAATAACACATTTAAAACTTAATCGTTCGTTAAAAGATGCAATAACTGAATATATTAAAAAATACCCCGTACAAGATATAGTTATGATTGACAATAATGAAATAATTATTGATGATAATAATATTATTTCAATGAATATTAATACATATGAAAAAAGTATTAATGAGAGATTAGTTAAAATATCAGTAAAACCAATTCAAGGTATTAACACTATTAATATGGATATTGTAGTTGTAATAGATGTTTCAGGTTCTATGAATTCAAAAGCAACTGTTGAACAAAACGGATTACAGGTTAATGTAGGTTTTACAATATTAGATATTACAAAACATGCTATACGAACAGTTATAGAATCAATGAAAACAGGGGATCGTATTTCAATCATTACTTTCTCTGATACTTCGAATATTGTATGTAATATGATACCGGTTACAATTTTTAATAAAGAACATATAAAGTCATTAGTGAGTAATTTAAAAGCACATGGATGTACGAATATTTGGGCTGGAATAAATACAGGGTTAAAACAGTTTATCAAAACCTCTTATAATAATAGTAGAACATCATCTTTAATTTTCTTAACCGACGGAATACCAAGTTCTCATCTACTTCCACCGAGAGGCATTTTAGACAGTCTTAAAAATACATTAGTTAAAATGAAAGAAGAATATATTATTCCCACAATATATACTTTTGGATTTGGATATTCAATTGATACTCAATTATTGGTTGATATTGCTAAAATAGGTAATGGTTCGTTTTCATTTATTCCTGATTCTGGACTATTGGGAACAGTTATAATTCACGCATTAGCAAATATTAGTACGGTTTGTGGAAGTAATGCTATTTTAAAGATAATGCCTGTTAATGGTTGTGTTGTTAAAAAAATTTATGGATACGAAGAAGATTATATTTCACTTGATACAATTCATTATGGACAATCTAAAGATATTGTTATTCTAATTGAAACAAATAATCCAGAATATTATATGTTAAATATTCTTCTCGAATATGAATCTTATAATTATAATATTATTAGTATTGAAGGTTATGCTGATAATAAAGGTGAAACTTGCAATATAGATTTGGAAAATTCACTTATGAGATTAGAACTTATAGAATTGCTTAAATTTATTTTAAAAAATTATCCGTGTGATTATTTAAATAATGAAATTGATAATTATACAAATAAGTATGAATGGGATGATAATATTGTAAAAGATTTAAATGAACAAGTTAAACTCTCTATTTCAAACAATACATATTATGAAAAATGGGGTAAAAATTATATACATTCATTAATATTTGCACACGGACAGCAAAAATGCAATAATTTCAAAGATAAAAGTATTTCTGGATATGGTGGAAAATTGTTTATAGCACAACGTGATATTATAGACGATATGTATTCAAATATGAATCCACCAACTCCTTCGTTAAATGTAATCAATTGCGATAATGTGCAAACAGCAGCAATTGGAGTTTTAAATAATTCTATTAACTTTGGAAATACATTTAATAATTCTAATAGTGGATGTTTTCACGAAGAAAATAAAATTGTTATGCATGATGGAACTTTAAAAAAATGTAAAGAAATTAAAAAAGGAGATAAAGTATTAACTTCTAATAAAAGTTTTGCGTCTGTTATATGTGTAATAAAAATAAAATGTAATAATGGTAAATGCGATATGGTAAAGTTTGGTGAGGTTTTGAAGATAACACCATACCATCCTATAAAATACATAGAAAATGAGTGGATTTTCCCAATAGATTTGGGTAATATTTGCGAATATGACTGTGAATATATTTATAACTATATTCTGGATAACTCACATATAGTTATTGTAAATAATATATTATGTGTAACATTGGGACATGGACTTAGTGATAATGAAGTAGTAAAACACGAATATTATGGAACTGAAAAAGTTATTAACGACTTAATAAAAATGAAAGGATTTGATAAAGGTATTATTATATTCGATACAAATTGTATCATCCGTAATTATAAGGGGAAAGTTTTGTGCTTTGATGAAAGAAAAGTTGTTTAATATTATATAGTGTTATTATAAAAAACAATGATATAATTATAAATACAAGTATATTACGAAGATGTTCATTATTATTTTTTTTATTTGTAAAGTCTTCTATTCTATATTGTAATAAATAAGACTCGGAAGGTCGCTTTCTTGAAAAAGTAGGTTTTCCAGGAGGAGGTTTACTTGGACTATTACCCATCTTTTATTATTACTATATTTATTTATGTATATAAATCATCATTTTTAAAGTTTTTAATACTAGCTTTTTCCAATATTTTATATAATTCTGTAATGTTATCTTCTATATTATCGCAATTTCTATTGTTAAAAAGAAATTGTATAAATGTAGAAGGTTCAATTTTATATTTTTTAATATTATCCCATATAACATCAAAAACACAGTTAGGTTTTTCAAAGAATGATTTAAACATATTTGATGCTTGATATTTATCCAAATACGTTAATTCAATATTTAAATCAATTCTACCAGAGCGTACAAGTGCATTATCTAATTTATCGGGAAAATTCGTTGTGATGATAACTATAAGACCTTCAGGATTATTAAATCCATCAAGACAATTGAGTAATCCACTCATCGTTAAATTATTATTATGTGTATCTCCTTTTTTTCTTTCAGTAAATATACAATCAATATCTTCTATAACAACAATAGAGTTCTTATCATAACTGGATACATTAGCCAATGCCCTCACCATATCTTCCTCTTTCAATTCGTTATTTATATTAACATTGCATATACTTGCATCACATATCGAAGCAATGGTATGAATTAATGAAGTTTTACCAACACCTGGGCTTCCGTGCAACAATATATTCATTTTATAAGGAATACCATGTTTAACGTAATCTTTGTATATTTCTTTGGAATTTTTTTTATCTATGAAAGATAAAATTGGGTTTATAATTTTATCAAATTGTCCGTCTTTTAAAAATAATGTATCTATATTTCTTTTAGGAATTGCCGAATCAAAAAGCCACGTTCCCATAAATAACTTTTTCTTTTCTATTTTATCTCCAAAATTATTTATAAACTTATACGCTTTTTCTTTATGTTTAAAGTTAATAGCTTTTTCTACAAAAAATGTAATATCTTCTTTTTTATCAGATGTTAATGTTAATTTCTTTATAATAAAAAAATATGTTTCAAAATTGATAGTTGCAATTTCACCATTTAACATAAAGTCTTCAACTTCTATTGAAATATTTTCTATTTTATATTTTCCATTTTCTGGAATATATTTATGATAAAATATATAATCCATATTACCTTTTTTATAATCTCTATATGTTTCTTTCGCAATTTCAATACATTCGCAATTATTATCTGGACTTTCTTTACTTAAAATGTCGTAAATATACGACAAAATTGTACGAGCGTCTTTATTGTTTGTATAATAAGTTATAAACATTTATAGTATAATATATAAATACCCTTTATATATTTCAATTATCTATGTTCTGGTAGTACATATGGTAATTTCAAATATTTAAAAATATCTTCTTCTGACTTTATAATTTCACTTGTATCTATCAGTTTATTATCTTTATTTTTAAATCCATATTCTGACAATGAAATATTTTGCTTTAATGCTTCCTTCCTCATATATATATTAAATGCGAAAGAACCTGTGAAATATAATAATGCGAAATAATATGTTGATGGGTTAGCAATTAATATATCAATTCTTCTTGCTGGTGTGCTTGGAGATAACTTACATAATCCCATAAATTTAGTTTTTCCATCAGCGAGTGTTTCAATGATATATCCTTTATTTTTTAATTCGGTTATTAATACTTTTAAATCTATATTATTAGTATTTTTTATCAATATATCAATATCTCCCATATCTTTGTTTTTTCTTCTATAACTTCCAACAATTTCAAAATCTATATTTTTATAAATGGTTTTAAATATTTTATCAATAACAATATAATGATTTTTTCCTTCTTCTATTGGTATTCGCGAATTAATATCATCATAGTATTTTAGTCCTATTTTTTGTTTATCATTTAGAAGTTCGGGCTTATTTTTTAATTCTTCAAAATACATTATTTTTTTCATTAATTCTTTTATTTTTACATTGCCAACTCCATATATTTTTTTTAATTTTTTGTGTAAAATATAATAAGGATCTTTTAATGCTTTTTCAACAATTAATATTTTTCCTGTAGTAAGAAGTTCCAATATTTTGATTTCTATTTTAACACCTACACCGCTTATTTGTTTAATATCTTCGATATTATTAATTTGAAAGTCTATCATTTCAATAGAACTAATAACCTTACCATAAGCCCTAGCTTTAAAAATGTTATTGTTCAGTGTTTCATATTCTACTAATATTGTAAGATTATCAATGATAAGTTTATTATTATCAATTGCTATCTTTTTATTTACATATTTATTAACAATACGGTCTAATACTTTTTTTTCAGAACTAACTTTTTTAGATTTATTCGGTTCAACATCATTTATAGATGTATTAATACTA